TTTGGTATGACTAGAGATCTGAACCCACTAGCGTTTGCTATATTAGTATTAAACACAGACTGCACAGGAGTGCTTATAGTACCAAGTTCAACGTCACCAATTCTTGCTGTACCTGCAACGGTTCTTAATCCATCAGGTGCTAGGAATATTAAGTCACCTGCAAATTCCTGTATTGTCTGTCCGTTTACACATCCAATGTTTCTAGTAACAGGTGTAACAGCAAAGTTACTTGACGATGTTCCTGACAGTTTAAATATTCTGTCTTGGCAAAACACAAACAAATCTTCACGGAAAACTTTTAGACCTGTTATGGTGTCGTCTACTTTAAAGCTACCTGCTCCACTGCCTGTAGCAAAGTTGTCCTCATCAAACGGTACGCTAAATACAACCTCTTGTTTATTACTAGCCATACCTGCATAGAACATATGGTCTTTAAATACAGCTACAAACTTTGCACCTGTGACAGCAGTGCTAACTTCTCCACTGCCTGCTGATGATACGTCTGTGGCTGCAAACGAGGTGTTAAATACTGTAGGTGCGTTGTTTCCATCTGCAACTATAAGTTTGTCGTTACCATCAAAGTTAAAGCGTTCAAAGGTATATACACCTGCACTTGTTCTACCTGTATCTCTTTCTGTCCAAGACCCACTTCCTGCTGAAGCTGTAAATATCTTTGTGCCTCTTGCTGCAACTATCTTATCGTTAAATATGCAGGACAGTAAAACTTCTTCTGTTGATGCACTTGTTATTGGTACTATGTTAGTATTGTACTTAGCAAATCCATTTATGCGTCTGTAGCCACCATTGATGTCTGGCTCAAAGTTTACAAGCTCTATTGCCTCACCAGGTTGCATTGCAAACGTAGACTTGTTTAGAACTAGACCTCCCTGCAGAGGAAATACGGCAGGGCTTGTCTGCGATAGATCAGGCATTAATTCAACGCTCCTGAGCTAAAGTATCCTGTAGGTTGTTGTATCATTGTTGAACGCACATACTCATACTTATTTACTAATAGACTTTGCATATTTTTTATGCCCTGTTCAAATCGTTCAAAGTTAAGCTGATACTGTGTTGTTTCCCCTCTGTACTGATAGACGTAAGCAGTAGCTCCATCTATTATTACAGGATCAAATCGTGCAGGTATCGTTGTTGTGCTGTCTTGTGCAGAGAGATCTGTCGGAAAAGCAAAGTAGTCGTACTTTAATGTGTAAGCCCTGTTAGGAAAAGGGAACAAAAGAAAGTTGTTGTCTAATGTTCTAACTATAAATCTAGGTACAGAACCTTTATCAAACTGTGCTACTGATGTGCCATTGTCGTGTGTTGCAGCCGTTGTACTGTTAGCACCTCTTGTGCATCCTGTTAGCGTGTTAGTGCTAATACCTGTGTATGTTATCTCTTCGTTTTCTATAAAAATAGTTCCAGTGCTACTAAAGCCTGTGGAACTTGTAATGTCTATTTCTGTTTCAGTAGCATCTAATGCTTCTGCTAGTGTTGTTGTTACTATCTCGTCTTCTTGTGTTACGTTTTCTCTGTTTATATAATCATTGTACTGCAGTATAGTTAAGTTTGCACCTGATGAACCTATTGTACTATCCTTAACTATTCTAGCTGTATTGTAGTCAACATGCTTTGCGTCATCAGGTATACTGTATCTAACTGTTCCTGGAGAAAGTGTTTGTGACTTTGTTGTGTGATTAAAGGGATACTGAAACTCCCTTTGATTTATATATCGTATTGATTCATTGACAGCGTTTTGTGCTTGAATCTGTATACCTCTCGCACTAGAGAAGTTTGAAGAGGTGAGTTGCACTTCGTTTAATCTTGCTAATACACTATTTGTTAATGATAAAAAAGTTGCCATTCACCCTGTCCTAATAATGTAAGGGGCAAGTTGCCCTGCCCCAAACAATAAGTAGTTTAAGCTAAGAAGTCTCTATCGACTTCGGTTGCCTTGTCTACTGCACCGTGGTCATTGCAGTTAATGACTGTTGCGTAGACTCGTAACCTACCTGTAGCTGCTGCAGCACCTGCAATCGTACAATCAATCGTATCAGCAGTGCCGATGAATTGAGTGTAAGTTGAGGCGGCTGAACCTACTACTGTGTTGGTTTGTCCATTAGAACCTGCAGCACAGAACCCTGTTGATGTGATGTCAGCACCATCAATGATGTCGTCACCTCCACCAAAGTCCATGTCCAAAGTACAGCTTGAAGTAAAAGCTGCCATAACTTCAGCACCTGCGTTCAACACTAACGTACCTGCAGGAATCTCAAGCATTTGAAAGACATCTCCGTTAGCAATAGTGTTACCTGCTGCTATAAGAGCGTCAATATCCAAATACTCTTGGATTGTTCGCACATGATGCGTTCCTGCGTTTGAAGGTAGTTGTGCAATAGAGTCAGCACCAACACCAGTGGTTGATTTTGCTGTTAAGTCAAAAGTTGCCATATTAGTACCCTCCCTTACGCTGCGTTATATTTGGCAGTAACGATAGCCTCAGGTCTGAGGATCTTTCTACCATATAAGTGCATACCACGCACGATGTCAGCAAAGCTGTCAGGGTCACGGTATGTTTCGGTTTTGCTAAGTTGTTCAGCAGTCGCAACAGCAGAACCATGACCTGCAACAAGAACACCAAAGTTTGAGTTTTGGTTAGCTGTTCCAGTTGTGGCAGGACCTGTACCAACAGAAGGCAGGTTGCTAGACACGTAAAGTCTAAAGCCTGACAAGTTTGTTAGTGCAAGACCGTTTTTAAGTTCGGCTGCGTTGAAGTCAGCGTTAACTAGCTTGGAGTTTTCGTCACCTAATAGCTCCATGAATACAGGGTCAACAACTAACCATCTATCCTGAGAATCAACTTGCTGTTGGTTTAACAGTCTGCTCATTCTGTTGATAAGCACCATTGGTGTAATACCTGCTGTAGAAACTGCAGTTGCACCCGGAGCTTGTGTTTGGATAGGGATAGAGTGATCCCCTGCTGAAGAAGTAGTAATGCTACCAAAGGAGCTTTTGATTAACTTCATTGAAGAAAGAAGTTCGTCAGATCCTGCAGTGCTTACTGCTTTTGTGCCGTTAACTTGGTCGTTTACTGCACCTGCATTTGAACTTAACGCAGACTGTTTGTAACCTGCCATGTAACCAAGAACTTCTTGGTCGTAGTTGTCAGCAAGTCTGTAAGCAGCCCTGTCAGTTGCAAGTTGCATAAAGTTCACATGACTGTGAGCTTCCTCGATGTCGTCCATTTTAAAAGCGTAGTAGTTAGCTTTGTCAACGACAAGTTGGAAGTCCTCGTCATCCAAATCTTGTGCAGTTACATGTGTACCTCGTGCGTACTGTTTGACTGAAATCTCAGGCTCTTTAATAATTCGAACTGTATCACCTTGGTTAGAAATTTCACCAAAGTAGTCAGAATTAGTAATGTCACCCACAACAGTCGATTTACGAAACGCAAGCTGTACTTGTTTCGAATAGATTATTGGCGAAAAATTACCATTAGGTAAATTGCCATAACCTGACGTTGTTTGAAATGCCATAATAAATCCTCCTATAAAAGTTGTTATGACGTTAATATAACAAACTTACGATTATAGAGGCTACGCTTTTTTAGAGTTGCAATTTTGTTTGATTACATGATTTCAAACAGATTGGGTCTATACTTGTCGTAGGTAGTCAGACAATCTATTGTTTGTACGTGTTAGTTATATTTAGAAAAAATGCCTTGTCAACACTTTTTTATCGTGCAGCACCAGATAAATCATAAACAAACTTACCTGATCGCATTGCTTCCATTATAGCTTCTTGATTTGTAGCATAGTCTTTGTCTGACATTTTGTCCACTTGGGATTCACGCCAGTAGTTATTAGACTCGTCTGCTGTCGGAGAAGCTTTAGAGCGAGTGTTTACAGCAGAAGCTGCAGACTTCTTGTTGTCGCTCTTTTTAGTTGTGATACCTGCGTCTATTTTATACAAGTCTATAACTCGTGCAACAGACTTAGCATCATCAACATTCTCGTAGAGAGCGTCTTGTACCCACTTAGGCTGTACCTCTGCCCAATCATGGAACTTGTCGTCCTCTCTTATCTCTGAAAAGTCAGGATGCAGTTTCATAAGTTCAGCCTCAGCTTTCTCTTTTACTGCTTCTACTCTCATTGTTTCGATGTTTTCAAGCCTTTTGTCAAGATCGCTTGATCTTTCTCTAGCTTTCTTATCAGCTATAGTCTCAACTATACCTGCTACATCAGGGTACTTCTTAGTCCATTCTGCTATTTCATCTTCAGACTTGGGTAGTACCAACTCATTTTTAGCAGCTTTTGATAACTGATCTTCAAGAGCTTGGATTCTTTCCTCAGTCTTCTTATCTTTGTCTGCCATGTGTCTCCGTAGATCACCGTATCTCTTCTTAAAAGACTGCTCTTCTTTTGAAAGAGCCTTATCCTCCGACTTTGTTTCGTCTGCCTCTTTAGCGTCAGATACTTCTTTGACCTCTTCAGCAGGTTGCTCACCTTGCTCTTTTGCTTTAAGAAGCTCTTGGAGTTCCTCCTCGTCTTTTTTGATGCGATCTGCGTTTTTGTTTTTGCGTGAGCGAGGATCAACAAACCCTGCTACTTTTACTTGTTCTACGTTTTCTAACTCTGGCATAATATTTACTCCTATTGTTGGGGCTGACAATCATTCTTGTCAGGTCGCCTTCGTTTTACTATCAAGAAAGTTTTTAATCTTTCCTGCTACATACACCGTTGGGTGTATTACTTTACAAAACACGTTACCAAATAAATCATCTTTGGCTTTACCTTTTGTAAGAACGTGTTTTAAGTGTTGTGTTCGTCTACCTGCCATCAAAGCACCAAACCTTGTCAGCAGATTACTCTTCTTCATGCCTGATACATAAGGTCTAAATAGCCAATGGTATCCTATTTCATGCTCAAGTGTTAAGTATCGTCTTTGATATGTATCCCATATTCTCATGGCTTTACTCCAATCAGAAAGCTGTGTTTGTCTATATATTTCTGTGCAGACTATAGACTTATCACTGCCTCCTGTATCTCCTCCACCAAAGCTGCCTCCTCCTCCACCTGAGGACTCTTCTCTCTCTTCTTCTTGCAGGACTTGTGTAAGTGTCTTACCTTTATTAAGCTCTTGATTTCTTCTTATCTCATCGGACTGATCTAGAAACACAGCTTGTGCTGCAGCGTCAGCATCAAAAGCACTACCTCCCCCCATAATTACATCCTGTCTAGCTTGACTCATTTGTCTAGACTTCTTAGCTGCAGCTCTTGTTTGCGCTCTTTGTTTAAGATCTCTGAGTTCAGGAGTGTCAGGTTGATCATCTGCTTGAGCTTTAGGTGCTGTAGGAGATCCTGCATTCCCAAACCCATAATCAAACACAAAGTCATCTTTTGGTGTAGGTGCAGATGTAGCTCCACCTTTTTGCGTAACAAAATCAGGGACACCTCGTGTGGGAGATATGATGTTTTGGAAGGAAGGAGAACCTGCTGTTCCTCCTACCTGTGGTAATTTACCACTTGTTCCTGTAGCCCCAAGCATTGATGCCGTTTGATCTATAGCAGGTGAGCCTGTAGAGGGCTGAAGGTTCGTGTCTATAAAGTTCCTGTTATCTCTAAATTTTAATTGCCCATAAGGATCAGAATACTTCTGCCCTAATTCTTGCTT